TCTTTTGGGTCTTGGTCTTTCGCATGAACCAACGCATCATCTCGCCAAGTCATTGATTAAATGTACCAATAGAAGGAAATAAAGCACGGGTACACTGCCTTTTAGGTGCTCGTACTCCTGCCATATCAGTAGATGCAGCTAGTTCAAACTCAACAATTTCTCTATTTTCTGTTGATTTACGATCCACAATAAATACCTGACGTTTAAATTCTGCTGTGGGATCTGGTGTTCCTAAAGGATTAGCATTACCAGGAAAGTTTACAGCATCTAAGAATCTAGCCATTGTTCTTATTCTTGTAAAAGTAGAGCCAGTAAGATCATTACCTGCTGTTACCTGATTGACACTGACCAAAATAGATGAAATTAATCCTGTTGCATTACTTACTCGTAGTTTAGGTCTAGGTAGTTGACCCCGTTGATATGCAAAACCTGTAGCTTCGATAGGAAATCTAAGATATGAATTACCAGCAAAAACTATCTCACCATTAGCATTTAAGTTTGATCCTGCATGAAATCTATAAATAGTATTCGCACCATGTAGTGCGGTGTCTAGCTGTAATACAAAAAGTTCAATTATTGCTGAAGGGTTTATTTTTTGAACTTCACTGAAAACAGGACCAGTACTCATGGTTCAAACACCTCTCTAAACGTGACCTGTATTGTTGCTCTGTTTAAATATGGGATTGATTTGCTCCACGCTTCGCACACAAACTGAGAAGAACTTGCTTCTCCAGGTGGTGTAAAAGTAAAGCTGGCACTATCATTTGCTCTTGCATCAAGAAAAGTTTCTATTGTATCTGCATCTGATTCTGAAACTTCAAAAGTAAAATTAAATATTTTTGGATTTTGATGTTCTGCAAGACCAAACTTAATACGATGTTCGTAACCATCTGCAAAGCGGACAGTTGTAGTAATTGGCTGTGATCTTTTTTGCTGTCCGTATATTGGAATGATTGAGGGAAAAGTAGCCATTATGCAAGTAAGCCTCCAGGTCTTTTTTGTTGTAATATTTCAGATTGTACTGCTGCCGATATGACACGACCAAGTTCTCTACCTTGCTGCTCATCACCTTCAACAGACGATCCAGAGGCATCTACATTTACGACTACAGTGGTTGATCCACCAAGAGCATGATTGGGTGTAATCATTCCTGATACTCCAGGTGTAAATAGTTCTGGCCCACGTTCTCCCACAACAGTTGGCCTTCCACTAGGAATACGACCACCATCTGCTGCAAAGCCAATAGCAGAAGACTTCCCTACAAATTGACCAGCAGTACCAAAAGGCGTTAGAGCCTGTAGAGAAGGTTGACCTGCTCCTAATATCTTCATTCCGACATTACCTGTACCACCACCGAACATATTTGAAAATATTCCCATAATTCCTGCCCTTACCTGTGCTGCTAGTATTTGTGCTGCCATGTCTATAAAATGATCTGCTGTGCGTTGAAATAAATTTCTCAATGCCTCTTGTGCAGTCATTGAACCACGAATAATTCCTTTGAAGGAATCAGCAAAAGAACTTCCCATATTTTTACTGAGAGCATCAATTTGTGTTAGAGGTTCAATTAACCTGTTTAACTCATCAACGGGTGCTTGAATAATAGCTTGTCTTTCTAGTTCTTTTGTAAGTTCTTTCTGAGCAGCTAACTCGTCTTTAATTATTTTCATTTTTTTGTTAAATCTTTCTTCTTCCGTTCCTATCCTTTTTCTCATTTGGCCTTCGTTAGTTATTAGTAAATTTATTTCTTTTCTTTGCTCTTCATTTAGTAACATGTAATTCTGTAAAGGTGTTCCAAATCTGTCAAAGTTACTTAAATATACTCTCTGAGCAGCATTTACATCTTCTTGTGTTGGCACTTGTTTAGCGATCTCTTCTCTTACTTTTTCCTGAAATTTCAATGATTTTACAAAAATAGACGCCTCTGCAACACCCTTTTTTTGCAATATAGATAAAGACTCTTTTGCTTGTTCTATTCCAAGTTCATTTTCATCAAATAACTTTTCAACGGTAGATATAAAAGTTCTCGCATCTCTATCTAATTCAGAAAAAACTTTAAAACTTGATCTATCCTTAAAAGTTTCGGCTAAAACAAGCGAAGATTGAGCACCAAAAGCAGCAAAAGCATTTGCAGCCTGTAACGCCTCTTCTTTTGTTACTTTCATGTTCTTGGCTAAAGTTTTTATTTGACTAGCTGTTAAACGAGAAGTTCCCCCAGTTTTTTCTATTGTTACATTTACCTTCTCTATCTGTTTTCTGAACTCTACTGCCTCAGTTATCATTGTTAATAAAGCTGTAGCAACAAGACCTCCTGCGAATCCCCCTGTCTGCCCACCTATAGCCCCTCCAAGTAAACCACCTCCAAAACCAGCAGCAGCACCTAATGGCCCCTGCCCAAATAATAACGGAAATGCACCACTTATTAACGCTCCTGAAACAATTCCTCCACCTCCACCTCCAGTAGTCTTAGATTTTCCTGCTGTAGCTGTAGTAGACGATCTACTTGTGTTTCTAGCATTAATACTCCTAACAGTTTGGTTTTCTATTCTACTTTGCTTTTGTTTTTCTTTAGTTATTTGTTGTTCCCTTCTAAGAGTTCGTGTTGCTGTCGCTAATTTATCTCTCTCTGTCTTTAGTACAGTTTTTCCTGCCCCTCGCTGCCCCATTGCAATCTCATTTAATTTTTTTATTCTTCGCTCAAGATTACTTAACTGCTGGTTAATCTTCCTAACATTGAGTTGTATATTTACTTCGTAATTAGAACCAGCCACTAATTCAAATAAAACATTGCTTTTAGTTTAGCGTACCTTACGATATTGAGCTTTCTTTTGTGCATTTTCGTAGGCTTTGGTTTCTCTATCATGCTTTAAAGAAAAGTATGCGTTCCAAGCATAAAGTTCTTCCAGTGTCATATTCTTCTTTAGCTCACCTAATGTCATTCCTAGTTGTTCCGCAATAAAGAATTGAAGATAGAGGTAGTTATTCTTGTCCAGATGTGCTTTTTACCGCATCAGGAGTAGCCTCCTCACCCACTCCCTGCATCTTTGTCATTAATTCTATTAAAACTGCCATCGGTATTTCCCGTCTTAAACTTGCTCGATCTCCCTCAGAAAATAACTTGTTGCCATTTTCATCTTCCGCTTTATTTATTATTATTTGGAGCGAGAACTCGAGACTTCCCTCTTCTTGTCCTCTATTGGACGCTATTAAAGTAGCATTTATGGTGTCTCTATCGGCAATAGTAAGAGGTCGCCAATATACAGTTAAGATTAGTTTACCGTCCTTATAAATAGGATAACTACTTCTACTATCTATACTAAATGCTTGCTTTAGTTTGTCGATTGCTCTTTCTGCTGCCATAGAGTTAAGTTTATTATTCTTACACTAT